TAAAGACTCTCCAGAAGGAATGCTTCCTGTCTTTTCAAAATAGTGAAGTGGTGTGTTTGTAATAGATGCCATTGCACGAACAAAATCTCTAACTGGTTCTGTAAATACCTTGTGATCAGCAGGAGAGAACTCTCCAACCTTGTCAACGCCTTTAAGATACCAAAGTTCGCCAGGTCCGTTCTTTAACTTACCAATATTTTCTGCATCTGTTCCTGTTTCATCAAAGTCTTCAAACTCTGAAGAGTTTCCTGAACCACCCAACGCATAACGCTGAGGTGCTCCTTGATAATCAACAGTAATCATATGTGTTGTCATCAGTTTGTTAATTGCAACTTGTGGTCCGTAAGCATCTGCGTGTTCTGGACGGCCATACTGCTTAGATGTACGGAAGTGGAACACTGGAACTTCGCCCCAAGGGTTTTCTACTACAGAAACTGGCAAGAATCCGTTAGCAGAAACAATATTAATAACCTCACCAGGCATTGTGTACTTCTCAATACGATCTGCGTAGTACATGTTTAAATGTGATGTTTTCTTTGTGTAGTCCAAAGGATCTTCTGATTGCCACATCTTTGCAGCAAATCTTTTTGTACGAGGATATTCATCATCGTAAACCATTACAGTTGTAAGTGGTGAGTTGTAGTCTACAGTGGTGTTTCCTTCAACATCTGTCCAGACAATTGCATAGCAATCGCCATAAACTAGTGCACGACGGTGAATTTCATCTGCATCAATCTGCAAATCATTCATTTCCCAAATATCGTTAATCTTTTTATTTGCTTCTTCTGTGTTTGCTGTTATATTAGCAATCTCTAGACGATGAAGAACTGAATCTACTACAGTTCTGGCAAAGTTAAACCTAAAGTTGTTTCTAATGGTTCCTAGTACATGAAGCCAACGGTTATTAGAGAAAACTTCTAAATTAGTTCCCTCGTAATATTCCTCAGCAACCAAATAGGTGTTTCTTCTATCTATTATTGTATCAATAGCCTTTTTCAAATCAGACATGTTGTCTCCTTAAATAATTTATTTGTTTTGTTTCTAGTTTTACTGCTTTGTTATCTAAAAAGTACAAAACGCCAGAAACAACGGCATCAAGCACATCCTCATGTGAAACTTTTGGAAAAGCCCACATCTGTTCTTCCAATGTTGGAAAATGTGCAGTGTGTCGCACTTTTCCTTGTTGATAGAAATTTAAAGCCTTGCCAGCACGAATCTGCTTTGATAGGCTTTGTGATTTGGATCTATATTTTGCGGGTACATGTTTAAATACATCTTTCCACAAATCTCCGCCTTGGTTTACTTCAACATAAAGTATACCAACATCAAACTTCTCCACCAGATAAGTGACTCTATCTGCTATTTCTGATGGAGACATCTTTACTTGCTCAGCATGTCTTACATAAATGTTTTGTCCACTCCTAGACAATACGGCTATACCTGTATAGTCAGAGATTTTATTTTTTGTAACTGCTGGGTCAATAGAAATAATAGTGTTTCCGTAATCTGATAACTCTTCAATAATAATGTCTTCGCTGGTCCAGAACATGCCATCTGTATTAACTGGACGGTTCATATAATTCTTGGCGAAGTCTCTTAGGTGTCTTTGGCTATTAAGCCACTCCAAAGGCCATTTCTCAGGCCACACAGACCTCTCTGAGCCATCATCATTAGGCATAATTGCTGGATAGTAGTGAACATCCACATTCTGGTCTGAAATCCACGATAACTCAGGATCATCATAGCCTTCTGCATATTTTCTAAACTGATCCATTACAGAGTTAGGCATTGTGGTCGTTCCCACGAAAATCATACGAGCATAGATATTCATAGGCGCAATATCATCAAATACAGTGTTCTTCTGACGGCCTGCCTGGTATTCAGAGTAGTTCTTTTCGCCTTTTTCAATATCATCTAGGATTATGAGGTCTGGACGCTGCCCAAAGACCTTCTTACCTAAAGAGTTAGTGTCAATGCCATTAGCATCAAATATAAAATCGTTGCTTTGGATAATACGCCAAGAGTTAGAGGCCATCGCACGACCAGATGAGTTAACCATCTTAGGCTTGCAAAGGTCTGGATAGTCTTCAATAAGGTATTCATTCGTCTCCAATTCATTTTTAAAGGACATTAAGTGGGTTTCGGCCTGGGATGCAGCATCTGAGAAAGCGGCGATAAATTTAACATGTCCATGAGCAGCAGCCCACATAGGCAAAATCAGGAAGATCCAGGTAGATTTTCCACATTCTCTGGGTGCTATGAAGGCATCACGGTTTTCTTTAGGGTTTTTCGGTTTGTGGATCCAGGATTTGCCATATTCGGCTAGGTCCTTATGGAATTCAGATAAGGTTATCTCTCCATGGGCGTTCTGAAGGTGATGAGGCAAGTAAATTAGGGCAAAGAGCATTGGGTCATACTTGGTCAACTCTTTACGGCCATCAGGAAAGGTCAAAAGTTCTAATGGAACATTGTCTAAAATATCAGTCGCTAACATTTTTCCTTTTTGTTCGTCTGTTTTCTAGGTTTGTCAATCTATCATTAATAGAATTAACTGATATTTCTAGCCTGTTTAATTGGTCTTTTGTGCTAGAGCCTCCATTTGGCCTAAATTCTTTAATTAAAAATCTCATCATTGCGAATACGGAACCAAGAATTGCTGTCAATACTCCTCCAAAGGCTGCTATTAGTTCTGGTGTCACTTATAACACCTACTAGATTCAAAAGTGTGAGAAATATCTTTTGCAGACAGCGAAATTTGTAAAAAGAAAGAGCGCAATCTATTGGGTACCCGTATCATATCAAACCTCATTTGTCAAAACCTTCAAACCTTTATTCTTCATAGCCTCATTGCGGGCTTTTGCTTCATTCAATAGATCTATTATGGCCAAGTCTTGTCCATCCTTTTGTCTATTCTCATTGATAACAGTTGACTTACCTTCTATAAGGTTTATGGTTTGTATTGCTTTATGGACAGCATTGGCCAACTTATTCAAACCATCACTATCCAATGCATCTTGCATCAATGCTTCAACACATCTATCCAATACTGCTTGTGCTGCTATTAGTTTTTCTCTATCAGTGTAAAAGTTTCTTGTATCTACCGCCATTTTTGCGAGGGTATCGATGGTAGGCAATTCTATATTGCGTTCTACAAACCATTTCTTGGCGGTATGATAAGACTTTGGAAAACCAAGGTATCTAAGTGTTGGACCTATTCCCATTTCTTGTGCATTCGCTATAAAGGTTTGTATCTGTTCTTCTGTATATGTGCTATATCCCACGATTCCTCCTATAAGGGTTTGGATATTTGGTTTTACGACGCACATCTCTGGCGTTTCCCGTCAATATAACCATATCTCAAACCTCACCAATCTTGCTTAACAAACCCTCAATTGTATCTATGAGGTGTTCGTCCAAACCAATGTCTAATTTTAACTCTGTAGTATTCTCTCTATCAAAGAAAGTAAGTATAAAGGATAGGTTGCCATCCCTGTACTCTACTGCTCCTGCATATGGGAATAGTGTCATATTATTCTCTATACCGTCCAAAATTTACCTAGTTTATACATCATAGCAATTGTACCATTTAAATGTGGTGGAAGAGAGAAATAGGTGAGAAAACAACCCTTCCACCACACTGGTTGGTAGACCATATGAGTCCTGCAGAAGCAGGCATATCAATTATAGCATGTTCCTCTTGTTTTGTTGCTTTTGTACATAAATTACCCAACAAGGTTTGCAATAACTATGAAGTCTATCTGCTCTATTCCTGTTGTATCCAAACTGAGATATTGGTTTATCTTGCTTACACAAACCACATACCTTAGATTGTCTTACTATGGTAGGCGGAGATATATGTCTTTTGGCACTCTTTTCTCTATCCCGTTCTTTACAGCAGGGCTTGCAGTATGCGTATAAGTTATTGATTGTATATGCAGCATAGTAGTAATGGCTTGCATCCTTAGTTTCTTTGCATCTTGGGCATCGTTTAAACATATGTATTTGTCCATTCTTTGTTTGCGTGTGTTTTTAGTCTATGACAATTAGCACACAATGACCAAAGGTTGTCTCTGCTGTTGTTGCGTCTATTGCCATCCTTGTGATCAACATCTATCTGCTGAGGTGCTTCAGGTATAAAACCACATCTCTCGCAATAATTTTTCTTATCTCTAATGTTGCATCTATTGCATTTTGAGCATAATACTCCATACCGTTTTTCTCCGTCAGGACCACGACCTGTGCTTCTGGCATTTCTTCCGCATGGACATAATCTTGGTATCTTTGAACCTGTTGCTTTACCCATTGTTATCCTCCACTGTTAGTTCTACCTCTAATATGTCTTGTATTATCTTATGTTCAAAGCCTATTACTTCTGATGTCCCGTTGCAAATTAGGCAAGACTTATCACCTTCTGTTATCTTGACTGCATTGCATGGTTTACAATATACTATTTCGTACTGCTTATCCATTGTTTGTCTCCTTGTTATATACGCCCGAAACGGGCGATTCAGCCAAGAAGGAAGTCAGACTTGTATAATTAAGTACTGCTTTTCCTTGGTTTTTACTTGATATGTTTATCTTTCTTTTATCTTTATTTATCTTTAGTGTATCAATATTGACTATTGTTTCGTCAGATGTGATACATGGAATAGTCATATTTGGTACATGGACTTCATAACGGTTGTTTTTGTATTGATTGCTTCCGTGCTTTTTCTTGGTAACTACAAGCCAGCCCAATTCCTGTAGATGTTTAATTATCTTAACTAATGTGTTCCTGCTGCCTATCCCAGAATCCTTCATTAATTGTTCCTGGTTTGGGTAAGCATTCTGACCTCTGGTTGCCAAAGCGTATAAAACAGCCTTGTAATGACCTGAAGGCAGAGTCCTATCATCTCTGATAGCCACCATTAAATCTAGTTGCATATTTCACCTTTTCCTTATAACCCATTATAGCAGATAAAAAGGACTCATGCAAACCTTTTTAGAAGAAATCGTCCTCGCTTATGCCTTCTTCTTCCAAGGCCTCTAGGTCTGCTTCAGCGTCATCTGCCTCACCCTTTAGGCTGGCTGCCTCATCAAAGGCTTCTGACATTATTGCATTTCCAGCCTCTACAATTTCACCCATAAAATACATATATTCACCAATATCAACATCATTCCATTGCTCACCAATTTCAGTATTATCCATCTCATCTGCAAATTGTGGCATTACATAATTAAAAAATACACTCTCTTGACCAGCATTTCCACACATTCCATACATTGTGTCCATGGCATCATAAAATGCTGCCTCAACTACCTCTGAGGCTTCTTCATATAGTTCTCCTATTTCTTCTGCCAATTCTGATGCCGCTCCATATGCGCCTCTAGTTGCAGACCTAAGTGCTGATCTAGCCCTATTTCTCATTTCATTTCTTTGGCCAAAACTTTTATTGTACCTATTAGACAAACCTTTACTAGCCATTCTTGATACTGATCGTGCAAGTACTGCTCTGGCTACACTTCTTCCTATGGCCCTTGCAAAAAATGCCATTATTCAATATCGCCCTGGAACTTAACTGCTCTAGATTTATAAGAATCAACATTGCCAAATGCATTAAGCATAGGAATTGCAGTGCTTATCTGCCAAACCATATCACCAAGAATAGATACATTTTCTCTATCTTTTATGTTTGACAATAGGTGCCCTATTACCATTGGCTCATCAGTAACAATATTAAGTCTTTGATTTTGATCAATACCCGCAGTTAATGCAACAGTATTTGCAAAATAATACTCAATTATTTCTTCTGAGCCTACAGTTTTAACTACAAACTTATAAAGGTCTGCAGAATACTTATGTCTTTTATATGCTGCTGGTCTCATATTGTTGTCCAATCTGGATATGTTACTGTTGAAGCAATTGGTCCAGTCTTGATTGAACGAGACTTTACAAAAGACAACTTGGAACATACCATTACAGCCATTGGCGCAATGAATGGTGAAACTCTGTCGCCAGGCTTAAATGTTGTTGAAGCGTCATTTTGCATAGTTGTTGAAACTGCCATTTGCTCAAAAACAATATCCTCGTTATTAAGCATGTAGGCTGATTGATAAGCAACTGCTCTTTTAAGTACTTCTAAATCATTAGTATCAGTTACATCAGTTTCAAACTTACCAACATATGCTTCAATTGCATATTGTGCTCTTTCAACAAGTCCAGCGTTAACTGTCTTGCCTGTAATTGTTTTTACTTGTGTTGTAGTAGCAAACATTTTTTCTCCTTTCCTATTCCGCCAGCCATAGCAGACCTAAATAAGTCATGCTCAGCACTGGAATTTCCTGTAGTGTATAGATTTCTTCTGCTTCTGTTGTATAAAGATCTGACTGATAATCTATATTTCCAGAATAAGTTTCAGATCTAATAATACCATCAGAAGAGTTGGTTGGTGCTTGAATCAACGGACCACCACCACCGTTGGTTGGTGTTGTTTGCCCAAATTCAGTCAGTTGGCTAATGTTGGTTCTTTGTGGCACTCTGTTTAATCTCTTTGTAGAGTATTGCCATCCACGAGTTGTGGTTGTTTCATTAATATCTGTTGTTGGCAAAACCTGAATGAAAGCCTTGTTGTATTCTTCACGACTCATTGTGTATCCATCTTCAACAAAGTTCATAAAGATCTTTCCTAATACTGGTTGACCTTTTAAAACCTGTGAATTATGTACAATAATTGTTGTTGCATCATCATCATCAGGGTTACTAACTGTTGAGGTACCGTTGTAATATGTGTTCTGTAGTTTTGTTACTACAGTTCCAGTCAATATGTCTGCTGGTTTAATAACTGTTAATGGCTTTGTGCCTTTAGCATTCAATCTTTGCCCTGGAATATTTTCATTTTCTGTAATCTTGCGAAGAGCCAAAGAAGGTATGTAGAACTCATTATTTTCAAGAATTCCTAATGGTTTGTATGCATATTTTGCATGGTATTGTTCTTGATTATTAACATCTGTTGGTACATAATTAATAAAATCAGTAAGTATATAAGTTGCCTTATTAGTCAAACCAGTCACTGGTGTTGCAAGATGATACTGGTTTATTCTGTGTGTATCAAAGTACTGATCAGAAGCCTCTGAAGGCTCAAATGGGTTGATTGCAGCAGACTGTGCATCAATTGATTCAACCTTTTGATCAACAAGGCTGTAATCCTTTATTATGCCAAGATCTGCAGCAAGCAGAGGACTTGAAACATAAAGGCTTGCACCTTGCGCTACAACATTTCTAAGAGATGTAATAAAATCATCATACTTATCTTTAACTGTATTGTCATTGTTAAAACTATTTTTAATTTCTTCAAAAGTTTCAGGGTAATTCATGAATACAATAAGATCATACTGCCCAATGTTTACATCGTTTTGCAAGTCAATAAACCTAGCAACGCCATTAGCACCTGACCATCTATTGCCTAGTACTGGTTGACTATGGATTGTCTCTGTTGGCTTTTCTTCAAGTTTCTTCCATGTTTGCTTTTCTGTAAACGAGTTCACATTAGCATCAAGCACCCAGTATGTCTGTGCTTCATAACCTTCTTCAACATAGACTAAGCCATTTGCAATCTTTGCTGGAGAGTCTTCTGTGTTAGGTCTTGTTAAAGAACTGCTCTTGCCATTGAATATCCATATTCCGTTTTCAGAATAGTCTATTTGGTTGGTCAAAAGAATTCTATCTCCAGAGTTTAACTCAACTCCGCTAAATGTTAAATTATTTAAAGAACCAACAAAACCAGTTGTTCCAGATATTTGGTTTGGATCTTGCTGAACAATTCCAGTTGCTCCTTTTATATTTCTAGGATTTACGCTACCTGGTGCCCAAATCAAAACATTATCTTTAACTGCAACTTTAACATTTGTTAATGTTTTTAATGTCTTTTTCTTTGCAAGGTCAACATTGTAGGTTTCAGTAGAAGAGTTTTCGTTCTTATGTGTTACTGAATAATTATTAACTATATAGTTATTGTCAAGTTCAATGCCGTTCTTTTTATCTACATCGTTCCAGAACAACTTTAACGCTCTCTTTTTGTTTACTGATACAGTAGGAAGTGGCATTGCAACTGCCGATGTCATTGAATCTCTGAATGGTCGTTCGTCATAATTCCAGAATTTAAATCTTTCCTGGATCTCAAATTGATTTAAAGGAATGATTGTTCCAGTAGCAATAGTTCTGATTGAACCATTAAAGGCTGTGGCAATAGCCTCATCTGACCAGAAGCCATCTTCAAACTTAGTAGATGCTGCATTTGCAGCAAAAGAATCTTTGTTAAAATTAAAAGCACCTTTAAATCTATCGTTAAACTGATCATTAAATAATATAGATGGGTTGGCTGCAGCCCATTGAACTTCTGGGAAAATGATTTGTTGATCGTTTATGTACTCAGATGTTCTTTTATCTAGTTTACCATCAATCCAGAACTCTATATTCTTTTCTGTAAACTTTGACATATGGTCTTTGACCAAACCTGGACGAACAAAGTTAACCACAACATGATGCCATTGCCCATCTGCTACTGTTTGATTTCCATTAACTTCAAAATATGTTTTATTAATTCCGTAATCATCTGTGTAAGTTAGGTTAAGTTTTCCGTTTTTAATATTAACTGATAGTTCTTTTGTTACAGAGTTGTCATCATCTGATGAATAGTTAGAACCAGAAACGGCAGCAGTAGTTGGTAATGCGTATGGTTTTTGTATTGCATTTACTGAATCATATTCATAAAGTCCAGAGCCATAAAGCAAGACTGAATTTTGCTTAGTTGTTTTAAAACTTATTTCAAGATAGCCAGCCCTGAATCCAATCTTGCTTGTACCTGGATCAGTCAAATTAATTAAGGCATCTTCTTGAATAATTGGGACTAGGTTCTCACCAATGTTATCAGGTCCAAGAGGATATGTTGATGTAAATTTTGTTGCAGTGTTTCCAGTTATATTGTATTCTGAATAGATATTGTCAGACATAGGCTTACCAAAAATAATTGGCTTTACTGATGGAGTAAGGCTTCTGCTATCTGAATATGGTTTTGATCTTATGTTCCAGTTTGAATGTATAATTGAAGCACTTGCTAAGTTTCTAGATCCATGAACAAAATCAAAAACACATTTGTTTTTTGATACTGGAACTTCAAACTGATCAAATTGATTAAAAGTATTATTCATTACATTACCTCTTTCATTGGAATTACATATTCTGAAAACGATGTTGCTGTTACATAACTTGCCCAAATTGATACTGGCTCAAAAGTTTTAATAGTATTAACTTTAATTCCAGTTCCTTCTAAAGTGACCAAGCCTGTAACTGGTCTGTCTTGTAGAGCAACAGATGCTTCCATTACGCCTGCAAAAACAAGTCTTGGAGTTCCATATGGTCCAAGTGCAGCACTTGCTAACATAAACTCTGTAATTATGTTTACACTATCTGACCTTTCAGCATCATTAATTTCAGCATTTGCTGTCATTGGTTCTGCCACAAAGAATATTTGGAAGTTTGTAAATATCACTGAATCAACAATGTCAATTTCGCATGTCGCAGGTGTTTCAATAATTAAACAATCTCCAGAAACGCTAGGCATTATTAATTCAGAAGATCCTGTTAATGGGTCAGATGCGTTTACAGTGTTTGTCTTTGCTGGCATAGCATTATAAAGATTTGTTATCTGTGTTTGTGTAATTGCATTCTTGTCCCAATAAATTTCATCAACAATAAGTTTAGTATTTGTTGGAACAAAAGGCAAAGCAGTTGATGCAAATGGAGTAATTAAGCAACCAATACCAAGTCTTGGATGGTTATTTGCTTCAAAGTTTGGTCCAGAATCTGAAACGATTGCGTTTGTTGTAGTTCCTGTATAAGCACCAAGATTAATTGTGCTTCTAAGAACGGCATCAACATAAAGTCTAACTACATTATTATTTACATTGCTGTGATCAAACTCAATAAGTACAAAGTGACGGTTGTAATCAAATAGGTCTAATGCATCAGTGTCTTGCTCAACAAATGTTCCAGAACCATTGTTAAACTGCATGTGCAATTTGCCCTGGTACTG